TCATTTAATTAGGTGCCAGTATTCATTAACCACACCATTTAGTTCATCAACTAACGTATCCAACTGTGCCATTCTCTCGTCACCAAGTTCTTCTAAATAATTATCACGGTAATCTTCTGTCATTCTTTCAATTGTTAGATACAACCAATAAGCAAGTTGAGACCCGCTTACCTCATACTTACGTAAAATTGCATTCAATTCTTTTGTCGATTCTTTCATGATAGACCACCTCAATTTTAAGAATTAAACACCTGGAACCACATAAACTTTCGCATACACATCGTATTTAGCTGCAAGTTGCTCCAGCTTTTTTTGTCTGTATTCTGTCATAGTAAAGAAATGAATGAGAGGTATTTTTCCGTTGTATTTGTTTTTGTAGTATAACGAAAATTCCCTATACCTGCTTATCTTTTCAGCGTTCACAATCATCATTTGCGTACGATCTATTTCAACTGCATTTAGTGTACCTTCTTCATCCCTGAACTTCACATCTGGAATAATTGTCTTCTTTTTATCATCTACTTTATAACGTATAGGTGTTTCTACTTGCCAGTCATCTGGGCAAAACAAATGTAGCCACGCTTCATTTCTCATAAGGCTGTGTGCTAGTCGACTATTTGGTACAATCTTCTCAGTATCGTCGAACAGTTCACGGCCCTTTTTATTTAAGTAATACACGTACTCTTTTTGGTACACTGTGTTATTTACATATGGACTGAGGTCTTTTAAAATACGATTCGCGTTACGAATCCCCCCCATATCGTGCACCGCCATTAGATGCCTACGTGTTGCGAATTTCAGCTTTCTAATCGAGGTCAGAATCGTCATCTGACGGTTTATTTTGATATGTGTCTGGATGTTCATCTTTTTTCACCTCGTATTGTTTTAGATGTTCCCACATCATTTCATCGCTAATAAACGGTACCTGCAGCTCAGTTAGTCGATCAGTTTTATAAATAGCTCTACCAGGTAAGGACGGCAATGTTTCTAGTCCCGATTCATCAAGAACAACCTCAGATGCCTTATATGTTGGTAGCCGAAAACCTAACTTCGCATCAGACATCTGCTTTACTACTGATGGAATTGATGTGACTGTAGGATACTGTGTAGCTAAAATCAATCGAAATCCTAAGCCGCCCGATACAGTTGCTATATAACTAAGCATGTACTGACACTCTTCTCGGATCTTATTAACATGACGTGGTAATCCTTTGGCCGGAGCAAGCACGGCACCTTCGTCAACAATAACGAAATACCGATCTTTTTCTTTTGTTTCAACAATATTTTTGTAACCATTTTCCTTCATGAATTTTCCACGCTCTTCGATTTTTTTCATTATTTGTTTTAGTACATGATGTGCTTTTTCTACAGAGTCAGCTACTTCCACCACCTGCTTTAAGCCGCTAAACTCACTAAATTCTAATCCCTTTTCCTTTAAATCAATTAAATATACGTGAGCATTTTCAGGGTTCGCCTCAATCAAAGTAGTAAGTAGTACTTTCATAAATACTGTTTTCCCCATTCGTGTAAGACCACCTAGTACCATATGAGGAGTTTTATCAAAGTCATGATAAATTAACTTCTCGAGGCTTTGCCCCATCGGTACTTGCCATTCACCTTTTTTTATTAGCCCCTCATTCCAACACCACTTTTTCGGGATACGTTTACTGAATACCCGAATCATTATCTTGTAGTTATCGTATTTGATACGTACAGGCTTATTTAATCCTTCACTTACAACATCCTCAACCTTTTGTATTAATTTAGATGGCATCCCTAACGGAAGTTTATATACATAAGTCGTACTACGATCATCTTCTTTTCTTTCGAGAAAAACCGGATAATGTAATTTTTCATCCTTCCTAATTGCAATCCCACTTACTTCAAAGAATACTTGTATCTTCTTTCTATCATCCTCTTTACCTTTTAAACTATCATTTAGCAAAGCGTACCCGAGCGAAACTGCAGGTATTAATAACAATTCAAGCATAGGGGTTCACTCCTTATATATCCTTAAAGGATATAGTTGCTCTTTACTGGAAGATTTACATACAAGTTATTTTTCTTATATAACAAAGTGTCCCGTGATTCCAGGTTCCATTCCTTCAAAGAAACACCATTAGCACATAACGTAGAAGATACAAAAACGAGCCGGTAAGAGTTGTATACATCGTCATACGTGGAAGCCAATGTGGAACACTCATCCCCATTTTCTCAGCTGCCTTCATCGCCACTACAGACAATCCTGTCGCTGTCCAAATTACTACAACTTCCCCAGCAAGTGTCATATCGAATCCCTCTTCCTTTTTAGTTGTAATCCTTTTGACGTGAGAATCGGTTGATACTGATTAACCATTTCATCCCATTCAAGAATTTCTTCCTCTTCTCCGTATAGATCTTCCATAATATCGTTAGATAAGCTGTAGTAACCGCGGTACTCTTTGTTGTTAGATACCTCGTGTCTTTCCATATGTTTTAGAATAGAGTTTACTTCACCTTTACCCCTGGACTCTTTATACATGCTTCTCAGCTCTTTAGAAGGATACAGATACGGTGTGTCTTTCAAGTAATCATATTGCCACCTCATCGTTCATCCCTCCACTGTTTACAGTCCTCTAAGTATGCATCAATCCTTTTTTGAATCCCTATTTCGTTATACGGACCATAAGAGTCTTCTTCTCCCAATAAGTCAACGATATCGACGTAGTTTGGATTTTTTAACATACTGTGATTTGCGATGTGATTGTACACACATTGCACTTCATCATGATCATCAGCCTCTACGTACATGTTGTAAAGTGTTTGTGACGGATACAGTTGCATGCGATTTAAATACTTATATCCAGGTCTCATTGTTCCTCACCTTTCCCTTCTTGATGTCCTTATTTCCACTTGGTATTCCTCGTGGTATTAATCTGGCATTGGTATAGGTATATGACCTAGAAAGAAGGATTTTGCAAGTCCACATTAAAAATATAAAAAGTACAAGTAGAATTTTTTATAAGGAGTTGTATTTATGCAGAGTCATTTGAAGGAAATATTAGATAGTAACGGTATCAAATACGGTTTTATTGCAAAACAAGTAGGTATAAGTAATGCTGCTATGACGAATCTCATAAAAGGTGGATTACCTACACTGCCTGTAGCTGCTCGAATCGCAAAGGTATTAGGTAAACCAATTGAGGAGATATGGACCATCGGGGAGTAATCCCTCCCCCTTCAGCCTTAATAAGTTTTTATCTTTATTTTTCTTTTTACACTTGACTTTTGTTTTCGGCAGACAATCATGGGATGAGGGTACAGGACAACGGCTAGGGCAGAGAATGACTACCTTACAACGCTTCAAAAATAAAAAGCGTTGTAAAGTAGACGTTCTGTCAATCATGGTCTATCGGGTTAAGGAATCCGTATAGTAACACCCTGTTTAAACGCTGTAATCTCTTACACAGCTGACTTTTTACAGATAAAGCTTGTCCTATCTGCAGAAAGAACCAGGAAAGGAAATGCACTACTGGCGTATCCTTCATTACTCGTAACCTATAATTCTTTCATTATCAGCTGCTACCCGTGCCGTAACACGCCAAGCAACCGCCGTACCGTTAATGGCCGTACTCGCCTAGACTCCTAACAACGCAAACAAGGAAACGTTATTCGTTAGGACGCTTAACTTTCTGACGTTGGCTTAGCTAACCTGTTCAAGTTTAACGAGTGTTAGGTCATTCCTCGTGTGGATCCTCCTCTTAGTTACCTAAAAAAGACAATAAGAAACTAGACCTCGTGTATATCTGTTTTTTCGAATAAGGATATTCACGAGGCTGGAGGTTGTCCGATATTTAGTTAAAGAAAGAGCTTATAACACATGAGCTATAAGCATATTGATAAGGAATAAAACCGAAGCTACAGTATAAAAACCATAAAACCAAATACAATCAGATTTTGTTTCTAAACCGAAATAGTTATTAAGAGTTTTCATTTCGTCCCCTTTCAACCTAAAAAGTTCAACTAATTAAGTTAAATATATAACTCGATTAGTTGAACGTCAATAGGTAACCTAGAAAAGTTTACTATTTTTTGTGTAATTGTGTTAGAATACGAGATAAGATGGTTGTGTATCGGAGGAGAATACATATGATATTTACATTGGGACAGACGTTACATGAGATAGGTGTAACTAAAAATAAATTAGCTGTAGAAGCAAAAATCCGCCATAATACAATTAGTGATTTAGTAAACGGTAATGTTAGTTCTATACGTATAGATACATTACAAGCAATACTTGATACATTAAATAAGTTAGCGACTGATCAAGGAATAGAAAAAGTTTATGGTATTAAAGATGTTATAAAACATGAAAAAGACGCATAATTAGCGTCTTTTTTTCTTACAAATATTAAATAAATAAATAAATTCTTATTGTTATTTGATACAATAACCTTGCGATACACTATCATAGGAGGGAGAAAATGAGAATTAATTGGTTCAATACATTAGGGGTAGTGTTTTTTGGAACATCGTTATTATTCGCTTCTGGCTGTACGCCACAAAATAACGAAGTGGCTTCTCAAGAGGCAACACAAAAGGACGAGGAAAAAGCTAAAAAGCAAGCGGAAAAAGAAACTGAGAAACAGAGAAAGCAACAAGAAAAAGAACAAAAAGCTCAGGAAAAAGAAAAAATAAAGGAAGAAAATAAGGAGAAAGAATTTAACGAAAATATCAAAAAAATTGTTAAAAAGACCATTGGAATAGACGACGTAGAATCAGTTGAAGTAACTAAAAACTTCGATTTACCAGATCCAAACAATAAAGTGGTATTACTTAACTTAAAAAACGCTAACGATAAAGTTCTTACCTGGAACGGGACTACCAATATATTAAAAAAGTTATCTAAAGAAAAAGAAATCCAAAAGGTTATTTTTGTATGGAAAACTGAGCTAACAGATACATATGGAAATAAAAAGAGCGATCCTGTAATGAAAATGAACATAGATCGCGAGAGCTTAGACAAAATTAACTTTAAAAACTTTGATTATAATAATATCCCTAGCGTCGTAAAAGATTATTGGGAACATCCTGCATATAACAAGTAGTTTAATGATGAAAGGGTGGAGTTATTTTGAGAAAAAAAAAATCCGTTTTATATGTTCGGAATGAATATTATGGAACAGAGAAAAAAGAAGATTTATTTAGTGAAGTATATGAAAAATACTTAGGAGTTAAAGTAATTGTTACAAGAAAAATAGAAAAACAAACTAAATAATACGTCTTAACTAGGCAAAGATAAAAGCAGACCTAAAGTAAGGTCTGCTTTTATCTTATAGAGGTTGATGCTGGATTAATGGACGGGTTATTTATATAGAAATACTTATTAACAATCTCTTTTGAATCTACAAACGATAAAGAAATAGAATTAATAAAATCTTTGTCCCTATAAATTGAATTTACAACATGGTATAAAGTATTCGTAAAATCTTCTATTTCGTTTTCATTATAGTAACAGTAGGTTATTGCTGGATTATCTACATTCGTATTTAAAAAGTGGTAATATAACCCACTCAAAATATGATAGTCATTCTCCGGATGAACTCCAAAGAAAACAATATGACTAATTTCAGAGCACCGCATTTTATAAGATAGTATTTCTAAAGCATCAACCCTCGGCTGAGTTAACGCTTGTTTTCCCAATACAATTGAATGCATAATACCGTCTAACATTTTTGTGGTAGTATAGTCACCTAATATTATGTCATTTGTATAAAACATATCATTACCATGTTTTAAGGCGTAAGACTGATGATATGTAAAACCATGTAATTTATTTTGAAAATGTCCGTGTAAATATGTAACAGATCGGTTAGTATTCTGTTCAAGAATTAAATCATAATTCAAACTAAACAGTTCTTTAAATCCTGCCAACCATTGCTTTATGGAATCTTGGTCAATGTCATTTATTTTTTCTAATTTGTTAATATCAACAGCTTTCCCATTCCCAAAGATAATTGTAATCATAAGTAGGCGATAATAAATAGAAAAACCATTAAACCTTGTTTTGTACATTACGTTTGTCTCGTGCCCTTGAGGCATTATGCTTTTTTCCCAACCTTTTCTTAGAAGTTTTATGAAACGATTACTTTTTTGTGTGTATTTTTTAAATTCAGGTAGATTTTCTATAAGATGGTACAACCATATAAGCGTTGGCCAATTCTCGATATTAACAGATTTAAATCCTTTTTTACTACCAATTTCATATATTCCTTTCGTTACTTCTAACATATTTGGTGCAGCTTTAAATTTATTCAGGTGTCTATTATGTTCTAGGAAATTATTAATCTTAGAATTCGTAGTAATAAATCCTGCAAAATCCACAGCATCTTCAAAAATTTTCTCTAGTTGTTTTTGGTTAAAATTACGGACATACTTCACTACATTTTTATAATTCTGAGTAATTATTATTCTTGTATCTAAGTAAGCTGTGGGGGAAATTGTAAATTCCCCTAACTTATTCAAAGCATTGTTACCTTCTTTTAAAGAATCATAAATCCCTCTAAAACAGCTGTCAAAATTCATACTAAATCCATTACCTATAATTAATCCTGTATTGTGTGTAGAAATTAGTTCTGTAAATTGTTCAATTTGTATTTTATTCACGGTATCCCCCCTCAAATCCATCGCTACCATCTTTTTATATACAAATAAAATCATATCACAAAATATTCCCAAAATAAAAAAGCAGGCTCCTATATAGGAGCCTGCTTTTAGCTTACTTTCACATATATTGGATTAGCTGTAATATAGAATACTTGTCCACGTGAATTATGCACTTTATATTGCGGTGAACCATTTACATTTACTTTTGCATCAATTGTAAATCCTAATCCTGCATCTACGGAACCAGCCACATCTTTATCCTGCCAAGATGAAGCATCATAGAAACGTAGATTGTTAACTTTTGAAACAACACGCTTTCCAACAATAGAAGACTCTACTGTGCTTTTCTTATTAAACTTAACATAAGATGGATCGTTCTTAATCCACTGATCTCCACCAAGATTTAACCAACCATCCTTTTCCGCCCAAACGATATAAGATTCTGGTTTGTTAAGTTGACGAATTTTAGAATAGCTTGTACCTGGTCCTTTACGTAAGTTAACGTTGTAACCTTCAATATAGGCGATACCGTCTGTTACTGCTGTGGGTACTTCTGCTGGTTTAGATGGCTTTTCAGGGACAGAAACATCCACGCTAGAATTATTGTATGCTCGTTGTACGTCTGCTCTAAATTGAGCTTCTGAAACGCCATGAGACTTTAAGTAATCAATTGGATCTTCATGATCTGTACCACCAAGGTAATGAGTTACATCACTATGTGTCCATAATCCTTTTTCTACAGATAACCCACGGTCACGTAAGATTTTAGCTAGTAACTTAACATATTTGTCATAACTGCGTTTGAATTTTGTATAATCCGCTGTTTCGCATAACTCTACATGTACAAATCGTTTATTAGCAGCAGGACCGCCACCATAAGCAATGTATTTTGTATCAGCAATTTGGATTGTTTCATCCCAATCGACTGCATAGTGAACAAATGCATTTCTCCATGTACGAGACTCATATTTTTGAATGTTAATAGCTGGAGCTTCTGGAGTTGCTGTAGAATGTGCTACAACGCCCTCGTAAGCACCTACACCATAACGGTATGGTTGTTTCGGTAAGTCAGGAATAATAAGCGTTCTATCAGCAAAAGCACTTGTCGCAAAAGAACCAGCAAGTGCTAGAATCATAAGGAACGAAGTAATATGTTTCATTGTCTTTTTCATTTAGCATCAACATCCTTTTTCATAATTTTTGTGTGGTCAAATAATCCACTTGCTGATAGTCCGATAATGATTCCTTGAAATACATTTGTTTTAATATCTCCGCCCAAAAATAAAACGCCTAGCACAATGCCAAGCGTTAAATTTAGTAACGGAACATATTTTGTTTGTAATCCAATTGTTTTTCCAATCTGTGAAAGACCAACTACAATTCCAATCATTACAGTAATTTCAAACACTACATACCACCTCCTTTCATTAAGAAAGTGAGAATGCCACCAACAATTCCGCCAACTATAAGTCGCAAAATCCAGGTAGTATTGGCGCTGATTTTATCTAGCTGTTTGTTGATATTGATAATGTCTTTCTCGTTACCCGTTGTTCGCATTTCTAAACTTTTAATCTCTAAGCGAATGTCCTTAATATCTTGCTTTATTTCTTGAACATCACTTCGTACATCTTGTAACCCCTCCACTTCGACCACCCCTTTTAGGCAACAAAAAAAGACCAGCTTATGGCTGCTCTGGTTTCCCGCTCATTAATTTTTGAACTAAATCTGTTAATGTGGACATATTACTTGTAAATGTCGTAACTTGATCTGTTAATGTAGTAACTTGTTCTTTCAGCTGTTTATTTTCTTCTTTAACTACATTTAACTCTTCAGCATTATGCTTAACTTGCTCCTTTAACAAAACGAATTCATAATACAGCTGTTGGAAAGCTGCTATAAAAAGAGAAACGGTATTATATAAATTAATGGCCTTTTTCTCTTTATCTGTAAATACATCGTCCGTATCGTCTGCAATCATACCAAAATACGTTTCGATAGCTTTCGTTGTATATGGTTCTGTTTGTTCCTCTGGTTTGTTCACACGCATTTGATACAGATCATACATATCGTCCTTGAAGTTGTACTGTTTGATAGCCAAACTCATGATTTTATCAAGAGCCGAGAAAGAAATGTCTTTTATGTTTTCTTTCATATTTCTAGCTGACGTAGGATTAAAAGCTTTTGCCCACATTTGACCATTGGCATTTATATTCTCTTGTGCTCGTAGTGTTCTTAATTCTATATCTTTCCATCCCTGACCCATCATATCTTTAATCTGCAAGCCATTGTTATAACCTTGCACAATGCTTGATCTTATCATTGCATTCCCTAGGATTAAATCATGATCGTTGGCGCCGTTTACGAAATGTATTTTATAGTCACTGCCTTTTCTTTTGAAAGTAAACTGCCCCCAGTTATTTGTAAAAACATGCGGTTCAGTTGTAGTTACAAAAAAATAACCCGCTCCTGGAGCCCATCCTTCAGATTCAAAGATAATATCATTCAAGTTTTTAAAACGAAATTGCCCATCTGCATATGCGCTCAGATGGCCACCATCATTTTGCATATTAATAAATGATGACCATCTATTAGTACCTTCTGCAGTTTCTCCTTTTGAAACTCCAAATGTTGCCCACGCTTTAGAAGGTTGTTCGACTCCATTAATTCGCGGCATGACTTGATAAATATAGAACGATCCTGTACCAGCGAACTTTCTATTATCAGAACCAAGAACAAGTGAAGGTTGAATACTTCCATCATTTGTTTCCATAAATCCCATATATCCACGCGGTCTATCTAAATCAAATATTTTCATGTCTTGCTTATTTATTTCAACAAATCTGTTTCCACTCGTTTTAAGTGTTACCCCTTCTAAAACTTGTCCCTTGATATGATCCGCTGTAATAAAACCTCTTAAGTTAATCCTATTCGCATTCAAAGTAATGTTTTCTTTACTCATATTGAATGCTGCGATTACATCGTTTTCTTTTACAGATATACTAACGCCCTTTTCAGTTAACTGAAGACGGGTTTCCATATCTCTTACATAAGATGATGTGGCAAATTGCCCATTTGCTTGCTCTTTTGTATATACCTCTGTCTTTTTGGCTGAAGCATTTATACCCTGTTCATTGATAATAAAGCGGTTATCAATCAAAGTCATTTTTTGATTAAATTGCTCAGTTGCAAGTTTGTTGGCTAATTCATCTAACAAATCTTGTTTATTCTGATTAACTGTTTGCTTCAACTCAGGTATCTTAAATCCAGCAACATAATCTTCTACTTGTTTTAGCTCAACTTTTGCACCGATTGCTGTTGCCTGTTGTTCGAGTTTTGTATTTGCATCAGTAAGCTTTTTCCCTTGATCTGATACCACATTATTTAAATTGCTCACTGTGGAAGATAGTCCGCTTGCAGTTTGTTCCACATCACTCATACGTTGTTCATATCCAGCTTGGCTATTTTGAACACTTTTTACAGTGGTTTTAACACCCTCCACACTTTGCTCAATTTCAGTTGTTTTTTTTGTGAATGTTTCTTTAGAAGTAACTTCATCATTAGCTGGTTGCCATGTAGTTCGTATATTACCTTCTTCAAATTTTGCATGGTGAGAATTTAAATTCCCATCAATATTGCGCCCGGAATAGTAAAATCTAATTTGGGTTACGTCCTTGTCTTTGGTCTTGAATGTAGATGATAATGGTTCATCTTTATAATCCACATTAACCTTTAATTTCGAGTCTGTTCTTATAGACCTATACTCTTGCTCTCCATCCGTATACGTTATCGCTGTTTCTACACCGAACCAAGGATTTGTATTAAGTTTAGTCATTTTCCCAGTGAATAAAAAAGAAATAGTAAACGTCTTATTTCTGTAATTAATCTTATTAGAAAGAGTCATTTGTTTACTATCTGACCAGGTTCCAGCCATGTTCTGTTTGTTTAATCCTGATTCTGAATCACTTGCTAGATTGATTGAACCTACAGAAAGATTACTCATATCAGTTTGTAATTGTTCAATAGTCTGCTTATTTGAAGTGGCCGTATTCTTTATTTCATTTGTTGTTTTTGTTAAATCATTTGTTGTTTGCTGCACATCGGAAATGGTCTTCTTTGTACCTTCTACAGTTTGTTCGACTGTATTTAATTTATTGCTAATCTCACCATCTTTTTTCGTTAATGATTCAATAGACGTTTTAAATCCATTAGAATCCTGTTCGAACTTAGTTACCTTCTTATCAATTTCACCTTGTTTATTTTCGATACTAGAAATTGTACGGCTGACACCTTGTAAACCTTCCTGCACTTCGTTAAATTGTCCTGTTGCTTGATTTTGCGCTTCTTGAACCTTTTGATTTAATTCTGTTTTAGTAGACTCAATATCTTTATTAACCTGATCCAGTGTTTCTTTCTTAACGGATTCCACATCAGGTACAACCGATTCCCAAGCTGTGCCTGTCCATATTTTTAAAATACCAGGCTTACCATTACTAATATCACGCCAAAGTGTTTTATAAGGTTTAAGTCCTGTTGTCGGTGGATTCTTTGCTTCAATGATGTCTACCGTGTTATTTTTAAGATTCTCTTGAACTTTCTCAGCTAATGTTTTCGCCGTTTCGGATTCTTTCTTAGCATTACTAGCTGTTTCATTTGCTTCTTTCACTAATTGATCTAACTGATCAATCAGCTCTTGCTTACTTCCTAGTGAACTAAGAATACGATTATATATCTTTCGTAGTTCTTCGTTTGAATCAGTAATTTCGCGATAATCACCAAACACATATTTATCTTGTGTAGGATCTGTAAAAGATTCATCACCGGCAATTACACGTGCCTCAAGGTATAACTTAGGTGTGAAGCCCGTATCTTTGATTCGGATTGTATCGCCCTCGTTAATGAGTTCATGTGCTAGTCCGAAAATACGTCCAATCGATTGTGCCTCTACTTCATACGAAACGGAAGAATTGACACGCTTTTTTAATTCCGTCTTCATCAAAGTCATTAATCGCTGCGGTGTCATATTTTGATCTTCTGTTTCTGGAGTGTAGAAACCAAATTTATGTTTACCATGTGCATTCCAGCGTTGAAAGGCATCGTTATCTGTAATATAAAGAAGTCCGTTATTGATGCTCTCAACCGTGATAAGTTCTTCACCTTCACCTCGTACAAATCCGACAAGTGCTGTGCAAATATCCCTGGAATGTTCAATGCGTCTAACGCCTACTAAGTCTTTTCCCAGGGTTACTTCCTTCCCTGTTTCTCTCCCTCGTTTATTTATCATATCGACGTACCATCCAGTAATTCGAGAACCAGATACTTCAACACGATATTGTATTTCCAACTCAAACAAAGCCGCAATTTTCTTTAAAAAAGTGAGGGGATCGATAAATTCATCAATCGTCATCGTGTGGAATGAAGAATAATCCGTTATTCCACGTTGCCATTTTGAATCGGCAAGAGCGATATCAATAAACGTATTAACTGTTTCACTCTCTATACGTTGAGGTTTAATAACCCCATCTTTGGCGATTTGAACCCAGGCACCAGACGTGTGTACAGTTAATGATCTATCATCAGAGTCTTTTTCTACTTCATTGTTAATAACATACGGAACAATTCGACCATCACGTACTTCCTTTAAAACCAGGTTCTGCTGTTGTAATGTACTTGCATGTGGAGTGCCGTCAAAAGTTTTGAACTCTAGCATATCAACGTTATTCTTGATTTCCCAATGACGTTTATCTTCCCAGTAGTCCTTTGGTTGAATAGCGGATAGAATTTGATCTGTTTTGAAATCAACAACATGTAGTAATCCGCTAGGTGTTCTCATCGAAATCGCTCCCTATATTTAACTTTTGCTGTTCCGATATCAGATGGCATTATTTCGAGTATATTAGCGCCTTTATTAATAACAGGAAAATTACTGAAAAACTCTTTTATGTTAATCGCGTTTTTCCCTTCAATACTGACATGACTACTTTCTGTATCGATTACGACTTTATCACCGACATCAACTATATAAGGCGGAGTGTTATTTGTATTTAAATTCACCTTCCAGAATTTCAAATCTGCAACCGACATTGCTTCTACTGGCGGTACATCTTGCCACTGCATGATACTAATCTGTATTTGAGCTGCTTTTTCCATATGTTTATTGTCTTTATCAGTCCATCTAGCAAAGCGCTCTGAATCATCTTTTTCCGTCCCAGGAAGAAATTTTGAAATATACGCTTCCCATACATTTCCTGTTCTAGCTATCCACAATCGACCAAAATACTGATTCCATGTATTCGGGTAATCGCCACTCTCATAGATCAAGCCTGTTTTCCCCGGCTTATTATCATATCCAATTACCATCGTTCCAAAATTTTGCTCAGCTTGCCAATAGAGATCGTTCATAGCAATTTTCGAAAGAACTTTGCTGTTTTCATCGAGTATCGCTATCTCAACCCGTCCCATTTCGTTAATCTTTTTACTCTTACATGTAACGTAGGCTTGCATAATAAAATCTTGCACTGGGCCACCAGGGATACTTTTTTTAACAGCTGCACCGTGCCATCCTTTTCCCGTTCCAGTCCCAAAATCGGAACAATAAAATTGATATTTATCTGATTTCATTTCACCAACCGGTTCCCCATCCTCCATTGAGCTGACTTTACTCCATCCAACCGTAGTAGCCATTTCATCCCATAATATACGTTGATTCCTTTCTACAGGCTTTTCCACAGTTTTTAGTGGCATACCGATACGAAAATAATCTCGATCACTTAAAGATACCCCGCCGAACCATACATCTAAAAAAGTGTTTGGCTTTGTAATATCAATTTCAATGATAGGATTAGAATGAACTGTTCCTTTATTTTGGATATTAGCGACTAACCCATTAGCGTCTTTTTTAAATTCAACGGTTTGCTCTTTTCCTAACTTATACGGCATTGGACATATTAGTGTAATAGTTGCTTGATGAATATTAGATTTTTCTAAAGTCTCCTCTACAGATTCCTTAATCCCGTAATACACAATATCTGGTTCGTCTGTGAAGGTAATTTTTACAGGTTCGTCTGTATTTAATAAACCATTTAATTCGTCTATCCTTTTCCTTAGTTCAAAAAGAGAGACTCCCTTAAGAGAGAAATCTACTTCTAATACTCTCTTGGGAGTCCTTTTACTTAAAAAATATGAACCTGGGCGGTGAGGTACCGTTAACTCATTAATTTCGTCACTTAAAATTCCGCGACCTCTTATATCGTTAACCATAAAAAATCCTTTTTCGTATTTTTTCTCAAAGTATTCTTCTAAATTAATTTCATTAAAAATTAACAATATACCGCCCTCCTTTAAAATACATCTTTCCGTTTTTTCACAGCTTCTTGCTCTCCAGTAATATCATCAACGAACCTATTAAACTCTTGTCTACCAAGCTGTATATTAATATACGCGGGTTGTCTTTCACTAGCTGGAGAATTTGAAGCAATTCCGGAATCCGCATTTCCTGAGCTTGCTTGTGGTTTAGCTGTCTGGTACGCACCAAGTCCTCTTGGCATTCCGTATACAGTCTCTACTTGTAAAGCTTCCGGTTTCATCCATTCAGTCATTTGTTCGGTTGTTCTTTGTACAGCGCCTTTCATGGCATCAATACCATTAATCCAACCTTTCATCATATTGACACCAATGAAATCTCTGAACCAACGACTCGGTGAGTGAATCGATAACAGACCAGAAATTTTATCTTTGATTCCATTTCCGATGTCCGTAATTTTGTCCCAAATAGCCCCAGCCATAGAGCTTATACCGTTTAAAAGCCCCTGCATCATATTTTTTCCTATGCTTCCTAAATCAATTCCGCTTAGGAATGACTTTACATTGCCAAAAATTTGAGTCACTGTGTTATAGATAGAATTTAGGATGTTAGATGTCGCTGACTTAGCAGCATTCCAAATTGAGGAAATAATGCTACCTGCTGCATTCATAACAGATGAAATAACCGAGCCTATCCCCGAGAAAATTGAGCTTACTAGAGAGCCTATCGCTGATAGAACACTAGAAAAAATAGATTTCACCAAATTTAGCCCACCAGTCACGACCGCGGAAATTAAATTTATTGCCCCTTGGATGATATTACCGATTAATGACATCACACTCGACGTAATGCCTTTCACCGCGTTCCACGCCCCGCTCCAATCTCCTTTTAAAACTGAAGTGAAAAGCTTTATTATGTTGGTGATTATCCCAATAACAGAGGTTATTATGCCCATAATAGCGGGAAAAACCGCCTGGACAATCGACAGAATAAATTGAATGGCCGGGATTACTACGCCTTTTATTATTGTTGCCAGACCTTCAAGTATCGCAGTTGCTACAGGAATCGCCGCTTGAATTATAGAAACTATTAACGGGAAAACCGCCTGAACGATTTGCAAAATTAAAGGAATAACTGTAGTCGCTATAATAGAGATTACCTGACCTAATAATTGAATAATCGGAATCGCAACGGAAATCGCAGCAGCAATAATCCCAGCTATTACTGGGAAGACCGCTTGTACCGCCTGAAGGATGATTGGAATCACTGACGTTGCTATGATTGATAGGATCTCTCCGAATCCTTGAATCAACATTCCTGCTATGCTAAACGCCGCCTGGATTACTTGTAATATGATAGGGAGTGCCGTTTGAAAAGCTTGAGCGAATATCGGTAAAACTGTAGTTGCTAGCTCAGTAAAAATTTGAGCTACTTGTTGTATAGCCTCCGTTATCACTGGCATAATTTCTATTGTCGTATCAGCAAACATCTGAATTAATTCAGTAATCATAGGCATTACTTCTTGTATTACTTGACCAAAAAGTTTAAATAAATCAGACGCTAAAGGTACTACGGCTTGGATTGTTTCTCCAAACAAACGGAATAAGTCGAGTGCTATCGGTACAACAGCTTGTACTACTTCACTAAACAAACTAGCTATTGTAGAACCTAACTCACCAAAGGCCGCGCCTAGCTCAGAAAGAGCAGGTCCAAGTGTAGCGAAGCTTTCTGCTATAACTTGTCCCGTTTTCGCAAATTCAGGAGCAAGTGGTGCAAATGCTTGTGTAATCCCCTGAGCTATTGACTGAACAACCGGCAAAATTGCAGACATCACAGAACTAAAAATCGATTGTATAGACTGCCAAGCCGACATAAAAGCAGACTTCACTTGATCATTTGTATTTATCAATTTAAATATCGTAGCACCTAAAGAAGCTACAATAGCGATTACCCATCCTATGGGGCCTGAAACACCTAAAAACGATAAACCTAAACGTACAATTAATGGTGTTAAAGTGGCTATCGTATTTCCTATTGTGGAGAAAGACATTTTAATAAAATCAACTACTGGAGAAACAGCAGAACCAATTCCAGCAAATGCTGAACTAAACGCACCACTTATCCCCTGACCAAATTCACTAAATTTTGATTTTATTGCAGTTAACGAAATCTCTACAGCTGTTGCAAAACCAGAAAACACCTGACCTGCTTTAATTACCCCTGTCTCTAATGCTGCGCTGATTGCTGTACCCATTGCTGAAAATTTTCCCGGTATTGTCCCGAGATAAGAACCTAAAGAATCAAAAGCAGCTTTCATAGCCTCAACAGCTGCTACTGTCCCATTTTTTATTGATTCCCACGCATTATTCACAGCATTTCGGAAAGTTTCGTTATGTTTGTATAATTGGACTAGCGCTACCCCTAATAAACTTAGAATTGCAATAGTTGCCCCGATTGGTCCTGTTAGAAACACAAAAGCTGCACGCAATGCTATCATTGCATTTCTAGCAATAAAAGCTACGGCTGAAATTTTACTTATAAAATTAGCTAATTTGCCAAATAGAATCATGGTTGTACCTACAGCATTTGTTACCATACCAATTACCGTTGCTACAATTAAAAAAGCCGTAGTAAATGCTACTCCGGAAGCAATCACCGTCTGCACGGGAGCTGGTAATTTCATAAATGCGTTTGCCAGCGTTTCAACTACTCCAGCTACAGCCATTAATGCGGGAGCCAATGCGTCAGTAAATGCCCGTGCCGCAACATCAATAGAGGCTTCCATTTTCGTCAGTGCTCCGGCCCATCCTTCAAGCATAGAATCAGCAGCTTTTTTAGAAGCACCGTCTGAGTTCACTAAGGATTGTGTTAAAGCATCAATCTTTTCAGGTCCTGCTGCTACAAGTGCCATCATACCTGATACAGCTTCTGTACCAAATATTGTTGCTAGCGCCGCACCTTTTTGTGCACTTGTCATACCTTCCATTCCTGATTTCAACTCGCCAATAATTTGAGACAATGGTTTCATATTACCTTGTTGATCCGTAATAGATACGCCAAGTCGTTTTAACTCATTCGCCGCTGCTTTTGGCGGTTTAACTAAACGTAGTAAAGATGCACGCAATGCTGTACCAGCTGTCTCCCCTTTAATACCGCTATTTGACATAATACCAACAGAAGCCGCTAGTTCTTCCATCGATATGCCTAATTGAGCTGCGGGACCCGCTGCATATTTAAAAGCGTATTGCATATCCCCTACACCTGCAGCCGTTGCGTTTGCGGCTGTTGCTAAAACATCAGCAACATGTGTACTTTGACTTGCCTCCATCCCAAATGAGTTTAAAGCTGACGTAATCGTATCAGCAACCATCCCCAGGTCTTCGCCTGATGCGGCCGCTGCACTCAACACACCAGGTAATGCGGACGTTGCTTGAGCCGAATCGAAACCTTTCGCACCCATTTCAGCAAAAGCCGCTGCTACCTGCCCTGTTGAATACACAGAATCCTTTGCCATATCAAGAATTGCTTTCTTTACTTGACCGTAGTCACCTGCAGTTAAAACTGCCGCTTTACGAGTTTGTGATTCAAATTCTCGTGACTTTTGAATCATACTTCCTAAAGCAAAAGCCGACGCTGCAGCTGCAGGACCAAATGCATTTTGCATTGTTTGTCCTGTTTGCTGTACACGTCGGCCCATTTCAATTGCTTGATTACCTACTTCTTGAAATCTAGCACGCCACCCTGAATAATCAGGAGGCGGTGGTGCTGGTGGCGCTGGCGGTAATGGTGGAGGTGACGGCGGTTGTGGAGCCGGTGGGATAGGAGGTGGTCTACTAATCTGCTGAAAAAACGTATTCCATGCTTGTGTAGCTTGTCCAAGGTTAGTTATTAAATTAGATATATCCGCAATCACCTGAGTTTCTACCTTGTTCTGGCTCATTCACCTCACCTACCCTTCCTCTTCTTGTATTTGACTTCTAATCATTGATTCTATTTGATCAAAGAACGATTCATTTCTTTGAATTTTTTCAACTACTTCTTTCCGTTCATTTGCTTGTTTTTCAATATCACGAACACTTTCTGGACGGGTATATATATCCGCTAATGACTTGATTTTGTCACTTTGAGCATTTCGATTAAACAAAGCTTGTACACTTGCAAACTCGTACTTATCAAGTAGTTGTTCCTTATATCCGTTCAACATAAGGTGATATTCCTTGAGACTAATACGCCAAGATTGCAAAGTGGTCATATTAAAAAAACGAAAACACTCACCTTGCAATTCATCAATATTTATGCGTACAGGTTCTCGAACGATTTCTGTTGTTCCGCTGTCATTGTCCCTAGAAGTTTCTTCACTGTCTTCTGGAAGAAAAAACTATTTAACACAACTGCTTTGTTGTACTTTAGAATTTCATCAAGGTCTAGTTTTTCTGCATTAAACATATTTTCAATCTCTTTCTGTACTGCCTCATACGTGATTCCCTCATTTGTATGAATCAGTGCGTAATAAACCACATCCGTGAAATTAGTAATTCCGCCCTGCATGGTTTGGGAAACGAATTGCATCGGCCCACCGTTTTCATCTAATAATCTCAGTGCTTGTAAACAGAATTTCAGTTCTTGTTCTTTACCATTAATTACGAAACGCGTATATGATTTTTCAGCCATAATAATTACCTCCAATTTTTTGTTCAAAATAAAAAAGCGTTTATATGAACGCTTATTCAAATCTCAATTATTTATTTTCCAAGAATTCATCCACTGCTTTACCAAGCAAACTAATCATTGCTTCTCTCTTTTGCTTTGGTGTTGTATTATCTTGCATTTCATTAAAGATAGGAAGTACACTTTCTAATTTCTGTTTATCGATGCGTTCATTTACAAGGTCTTGTCCTAGCATTGAAATAAATGTACCTATTGCAACCGCTTGTTCTTGTTTATCTAGTTTCATTTATCTCACTCCCTTTTACTACGCGACCTTGGATTGAATCAGCTGTATGTTCGACAATGGATTCCGCTACAACTCTTCCATCTAATGAAAGCCCAACTTTACAATCCATAGGAATGGATTTACTATCGTTAATCTTCTTAATTATTTCGGATTGTTTATTTATTTGTTGAACATGAGTTATATCAGCTTTCGATGCTAACCCCTCTTCTAACATATTGACCCTTCTGTTTAATTCGTCTACACCTGCTGAAACACAATTTAACGTTTGAATTATACCTTCATTATCTCTTTGTAGATCGTTAATTCTTTTTTCAAAATCAGCAATTATTTCTGTTATAGATTCCATCTCTCATCCTCCTCAAAACATCTTTATTCAGTTCCTGGTGTAGCTACATCACCAGAAGGCGCACCTTCAGGTACTTTATTAAGCGTCCCTTTAGAAATTTTCCCATTTAATTTTAAGCCAATAGAATACTTTGAGTACTCCTCATTTTCATGAGAAAGTTCCAAACTATTCAACATGTATGTTCCTGATTTAACTTTAAACTCAGAAGCGGTTGCACTACGTAGGTTAACTTCATGAATTCTTACTAAAACTTTATTAAGAATTGCTTCTTCTACATAATCAAGTCCCTCGTCACCTTCAGTACAAATCCCTTCAATGCTAGCTGATTGTGTTACGTCACCGTAATCAGATCCACTCTTATCTTTTGTTTTCAACTCGATTTCTCCAGCCTCAATTGATCGTGAACCTGACGTTTGGTTAAAAAATCGAACTGTTTTTGTAGTTTTCCCATCAGGTTGCGGAATGTCAATCAAGTAAAGCGTTTCGGCGCCTTTAAACTCAGGTGCATTACTTTTTTTCACTTCTGCCATTTTTAGTCCCCCTCTAATTTCTGATTGTTATAGTAATAAAACTCAAATGTTTCGCTGTTAAAATCTCAACGTCTTTTTGAGACAGTGGTTCAAAATCCTTTACTTTTGCATTAAAAAAACCAATTCGTTCTGGATTCTTTTTACTTGTATCGTACAAGTCAATTGAACCCTTTTCGAATCGGTTAATTATTCTATCTTGCAAATCATTCCTATCAAAAACTTTATCTGCATATACACCAACTTGGATCAGATGATTACGTGAGAAATTCTCCTTTGAATACCTGCTAATTGTTCCAGACAAATCCTCAATGGTAATGAAGGGTTTGTCTTTTCCTGATGCAGAAACACCATCGTAAATCCATGTAGTAGGCGCAAAAACATCCAGTAACTTTTTTAATGAATACATTACATCATTCAACATAATTAATGCCCCTTTGCTACACGTTGAACAGTTTTGTTTATATCCTCAACAAATGGTTGCTCACCTTCAAATGCTGTTTTACGCATAAAGCCTTTTTTTGTTTTGTGCGTAAATTCTTGTACCGCCGCGTAAATAAGAGGAGATCCATACGTACCAATAATTCTTGCACCGACTATCATCTTTACACTTGCAGGAATACTTTCAGATAAAGGACCGTGTAATATCGGAGCACGATTAGATGCTTGATTAGCCTGTAGACGTGTATGTTTTTCTACCGTTTGTTCAATTGGTTTTTTGTATCTGTTAGGGTTATGTGCTTTTAACACATTTGATTTTCCTTTAACAACAACTCTGATTCTCATCAAATCACCCTCTTTACAATGACCTCACGACGGTTTACGCCACCAAGCCCTCTTTCATCGATAAGTTCGATAACGTAAAAAACACCTTTACGTTCAATTTTTTCAATGTTCTCTAAATCCACATTAAGAGGAAATGTAACAAGCGCCTCTCCTTTTTTAACATCGAGATTAGCGAACTTCGTCTTTTCCACTGACGTGAATTTCTTCCAAACTAATTGAACAGTTTCTTTTCGGGGATCACCTTGGATTTCTTCTCCTGTAATTGGATCCTTTTCAGAAACCCCTTTAATGTATAAAATCACAGGTTCTCTACGTCCCTGCTCAATCATTTCACGATTTTCGCGAATCTCATTAATATCATCTTCAGTAAGCAATTGCTACACCTCCTCGCTTATCAAGTAGTTCAACCGTGAAGAACATTGTGGATGTGGGCTTATTAATTGATTCATAAGGCTTTCAGGAATATTTTTCGGATACTTCCCAGCTCCTAAACCGTACGCATCGCGTCTCGCTAGCTTGTAACACATGTGCTTTGAATGATATCTGTGACGGTGACCATTATCGATAATTTGATAACCTGTCACAATTTCACTTTCTAAGCCATTCTGTATAGTAGCTGCTCGGTATGTGTTAGTACTCTCAGAAACTGCTACACGCTCAACCTTCCATTTCTCATTGTCATGTACTTCCTTTATTTTTTGAGAAATCATTGTAATGCTCTCGCCCTTTAATACAGATGGACGAATGACACTACTTAATCGATCTCTCATATCTCCAGATAAATTCCATACACGATCAGACAGAACCAAGCCATCTTCACCAGGTCTTTTTATAACCCCTTGAATAATTTGCTTATTTACTGCAGTTATAGATTTCACGTCCAAACCTGCTTCTGATAATTTTGATGTGGTCCATTTCGACGTGTTTTCAATCAATGTATGGAATGACCGCTCTGCTTGTTTACGAAATTCTTTTTCGTATAAAGTAAGGTCTCGTAATAACGCATTTAACCTACTACGCTTCACAATTCCATCCTTTTGATAGTCATTCAATAAATCAACTAAAAACAAACGTATTAGGATAATGGCCTTAACAGTGTCAGAAACTTGTTTTTCGTGCTCCTCTTTAAATTCTTCGGAAATGGTATCAAGCGCTGCATCCATCTCTTGTTGAGAATCGCTCATGTAATCATCTCCCATCTGCCCGTTTAGCAAATGTTTGGTGAGTACCTTTTCCCCGTCGATACTTCCTGTACTTTTTAAGCGCGTCCGCTGATAACTTCTTATAGTTTGCAAAGATCATTGATTTATCAACCGATTCTTCACCATCTGTATAAGAAAAATAGCGCGCTGCGTCTGCAGCAATCGATTCATAAGCAAATGACAGGGCAAGATAAAAAACAGCATTTGCGTTTAACTCTTCGGTTAATTCTGACTCAGTTTCGGCTTCAGACAACCAATTTCCGATGTCCTCCGGAGTTACTTTTGGAACTTTTGCTAACCGACTCTCCAGTCTTTCCGACACCTTCATTCGGTGTCACCTCCGTCACTGTGATTTTGTTAAGGCGTCATAACTCCTGCAGCTTTTAACTTTGCAATAAGGGCGTTTAAGTCTTTTACTACACCCGCTACGTCAGTCGCTGTACTATCCGCCTGTTTATCGACTTTTTTAGGAATCTGACTTGTTTTGTCTTGTAAATCTTTAATAATAGTGCCAAGCGACGTTTCTTTTGCAATCGGCATCGATTTATTTAACCGCTGAGCTTGATTTTCAGAAATAGACATGCATAAAACTCCTTTCAAAATACAAAAAAGGTAGCATACACGCTACCTTTTAAGCCATTGTTTTAGAGATATTTTCAAGAACAGCAATAGACTCTTTCGCATTCTTAACTTCAAATCCAAATTCCCCACGAATGACACGAGAGAAGTAGTCAGCACCATTTGGTGTAGCATCTTGATCATAAATTGGAGTTAAGTAACGTGCCTTTACTTTTTCTGTATCAAGAAGTAACGCACGATCTTTAGGCATATTTAAATCAACTACAACACTAGAAATCGCTCCACCTGGTAAATCCGATACAAACGATAAGATTTGGTAACCTGCCGCAGTATCTTGACGCGTAGTACGAATTGTATCGCCACCAAGTTTTGTGATTTGTCGTGCGATATTCGGTCCACATAGAATCGTATTTGCTGAACCGCCTCGAGTAAATACTTGTTCTACAGCGTCATTCAGTGGTTTAGCCGCGATTTCGTTCCCTTTAAAATCTTGCTTATGAGAACCTTCAATACCTGTAAATGCAAATAAACCACCTGTAGTACGCGGTTGTGTCGGAGAACCGCCATTTCTACGGCCATAAATTAAAGACGTGTTCGCTTCACGAATCATCTCTTGTAAGCGCAGATTTACTTGATAATCTAATTCGTTTGATACGCCGTATGTGTTCACTTGTTGTTGTGTACGTGAAACAGATGCGTATCTTGAAAAGATTTGTGAGAAGTTATGTGACACTAAACGGTCATTGATCTCATTCTTACGGAAAGCATCTTCACCTTCTGGTCTCGGTCTTGCGATGACTTTTAATTCACCACCAGCTGTAATTGCCTCCGCTTTCGTACTATCGTAACCACGTTGCACAGTGATTTTATCCGCGTTTTCATCGACATTTACTACACGTAACACTTCTAAGCCGTTTTGTACCAGGGCATTTTCAGTGAATTTACGAGCCTCGCCTTTTTCTAAAACTAGGTCCGTATCCCCAACAGCTGCGGCTGTTTTCACAATACCTGTATCAGAGTTTAAATAGTCGTTCTGCCATTCAAATTTAGTTTGTGTTAAAGCATCTCCTACACCAATTAGCCCGAAAAGAACAGGTGCTTTCGTGAGAATTAAATCCACATTCGCTTGCATTTGTCTTACTTGTTGTTGAAATTCGTACGTAGTTGGTACTGGCATATTTGTAGCCCCCTCAAATTTTTAAATTAAAAAACCGCTGACTTTTAATCAACGATCCGTTATTTCTTCGATTTTGCTGCTAACAACTTGTTATAAATACGAGTTACCTCGCCCGTATACTTTGAATCTTTTAACGCTTTTGTTTTCGCTTCTTCCAGTTCTTTTTCTAAAGCAAGAATTTCATTCGCTCTCGGATTTGTTCCTGGATTCGCACCACCAGCTGCATCTGCTCCCACAACTTTCTTGAACATCCAAGGTTTGCTTTCCTTTAGCGCATTAACAGCCTCTTCAACTCCTTGATAATTTCCATTCTCATCAAGTTGAATGGTCGACTTATCTAAAAGCGCTAATACGTCACCTGGATCATTTGCATCTAAAGCACGTGCAATACTCTTAATTTCCGTATTTAGAATACGTGTATTTGCTTTTTCTTGTGCTTTTTGCGCTGCTTCGGAAGCTTCTAGTGCCTTTTTGTTAGCTTCTTCTTTTTCAGCCTGCAAGCGTTCAATCTCTGTCATTTCTTGCTTTTTACGCTCTTCTTCAGCTTTTTCAAATTCTGCTAATTTCGCTTTTACATTATCGTAGTCACCGTATTTCTCAGCGGATTTACTACGTTCACGTTCTAAGCCCTTCTTAACAATTTCATCTAGTTCTTCTTGCGTAAAAGTTTTTGACAGATCGTCAGTACCCCCAGGGTTTTTGTCTGGATCATCCCCAGAACCGCCACCATCGGAGAAAAACTGTAGGTCTAATCGAAGTGGGAACTTAGGTATTTTTTGTACTTGTCCTACAAAAAATTTTAATGCTGTAGCTTGTTTTACGTATTCCATTTGCAAATCCTCCATTTTGAGCCTGTCGGCTATAATTTCCGAAAGTTTATAGCGCCATTTCGTAAGGCAAGTATTAATTTTCGTTATACGGATCCTGAGACTGTCTTTTCAACATCCGCTCTTGCATAATCTCCATAAACTTTTGTTCCGCATTTTCTTTACCACTTCTCGTAATCGCACCTTTAATTGATTCGATTTCGTTTGAAATTTCATCGCCTAGCTGCTCGATAAGTGCTTTTTGATCTTGCGGTAACGGTAAACCAAAAATAATCTTACTAGCATAATAGTTATCTACTTTTGCTAACATTTCTTTATCGTATTTGAATTTGGAGTCATCCTCCCTAGCTTTCATATAACGTAAAATATACTCATTTAAGGTTTGTAGACGGGACTGCCATATCACCCATGAGCGTTGTGTTTTTGAAATGATATTACTAAATAAAAGCTGTACGGCCATGTCATTTATACCACCTGTATTCATGTCAGCCGTATTCACCATTGGTACTTCTGCTTTTTCATGTAGGCGTTTTTGCAATCGGTCCAGATATGCTTCAATGGTTTCTTTAAATCGGAATCCACTTTCTAGCTTTTTAGCGCTTGGTTCACCTGCATCTTCCGCACCATCACCTAAATCCCATTTCGCACCTGGTGCAACTTGAAGTGGATTCTTTGGATCCTCGTCTACATTCGTTAGTAACGTAATGGCGAACATTTCAAAACGTAGCGCATCCGAGTAATCAGACATCTTTTTATCTATTTCGTCAGAAAGCTTAATTGTTTTTTCAAGTTCACTATAGCCTGTAGTTCGCTTACTGAGCTTTTCAGTCGGCACTGGTACAACGGGAATAAAATTGATGCCCATTGATGAGCGCTCAACCCTATCCTCTTGTTTTTCTAAGTCACCGTTGTATATCGCCTCTTCAATTTCACAGTCGTACTCACCGGCTTTTTCATTCCAAACTAAGTAATACGATAACTTCCACATTTTCGTTTGTTCTTCATCAAGCCATGCAATAAAATGAATTTCTTCCAGTTGATCTATATCCCAGTCGTTATACTTTGCGATAACTTCTGTTGATGGATGCCAAATAATCTTAAATTCACCACGACGTTTATCATAGTGAATACGAGCATACACACCAGTTTTTGAAATAGCCCTGTCTTTTGCTGCTGCTAATAACTTCTCATGCATTCGATTGTCATCCCAAACCCATGTTAATAGCCTTTCTTTCGCTTTCGCTCTACTGTTTTCTGCTTGCTGCTCCTCACTAGGCTCGTATCCTGATTGAATCATAAGTGCCGGGTCGTCTATCACATCAGGAGGAACTGTGACTTTCGGTTCTTTTTCAAATTGCCACGCTGCAATCATGTTTACAATTTTTTGAGGATAATCAAGTTGTATTTTCGTAGGTTCATAGTCGAGATTGTCTGGTTTTTTATAATCAGACCATACGTTTAAGTCTCCTTCATAACGCTCATACAAACGAACCTCGGACATAATGCGTGTCCACTCAGAATCGCCGAGTGCGGTACGAACTGGCATTACAATTTCCACAGGATTCATAAAATTACGATCACCTTGTACTCTCATTCAAGCCCCTCCTTTCTCAATATCTTGAATTCCCTGTAGTTCCCGCTTTACGTCTTGCACGTTTATATGCAATAGAAAAAGCCATTTGAACTGCATCCGGACCATCATCATGCGGATGCATCGGATACATTTCAAATTGCTCCAATAAAGCACGTAAATGTTTCATAAAACGTAATTTGCCACTCTGTATATCCGGTAATAACGACTCAATACGTAATGCTTTTCGCGTACGTTGCTTAATTTGTTTCAAGCGAGTCGATGAAGGATATCCTTTCTTTTGCAACGCTTCAGCAACCTTCTCAGCAAACCACTCCTGTGCTTGTTGTGCCTCTACTGCGATTGATTCATATTGATATGCCAGCGTGTATTCTACAGCCTTTTCTAACAATGTATTTGGATGCACACGCTCCATAAAAATATCTATAACATAGCACGTACCTGTTTCCACATTTTTCGCAAGTGTAACTACTACACTGTAGTCACCTTTTTCTTTCCCCATTGCAAAGTCAACCGCACCGTAATACAAAAGTTGTTTATCTTTTAGATCACTCTCAGTACAGTACGTGAAATATTTAGGTTTAAATATCTGCCTTTCCTCGTCAGTCGGGTTACATAAATACTCCTGGTTAAACGCTTTGGTACCGTCGTCCTCTCTAATTTCCATCAAATCAATATATGGGAAATGTGACGGCCACAAAGTTTTTGTTCCACGGAGCATTTCTTCTTTGTTCTGCTCATAAAATTCACGAGCACGATCTGCCGAGTCTACATCATCTATTTGACGAATTTCACGCCATTCTTGCCATAAATCTTCACGCTCTGACCATTTTAGAATTGCCGGAAATGATCTCGATACGAAATCACGACGGTTTTTAATCACGTGATGCAATAAACTGTCGTAACAAACGATGGTACCCATATAAATACAAGCACCTTCTTGACGACTCAAACCTGGAAGCAATTCTTCCTTGAACCAGCGTTTATTTTTTGCGATTAAATCAACTGTCGCGGTATTTTCTTTACTCTCCAAATCATCCAAAATGTAGAGCTGAACCCTTTTTGAACCGTGACGCAAACCACGCACCTGTGTCCCGATACCTTTTGCTTCGACTTTCGTATTTGTTAAAGTAACGAATTCTTTATCATTATCAACTTCATTTCGGCTTTTTTGTTCGTGAAGTAAGATTCCGAAATCCTCGCGTAATTTTTCGTTATACTTTAACTGATCACGCGCCCAGGATATAAAGTCACCAGCTACATCAGATGTTTCAGAAATCAAAACAATATACTGCTTTAATCGATACACGACTTGATGACACAAGTAACCATTACTCAGGTATGCAGTTTTCGCATGGCCACGACCTACACTCCAGGCTACTTTTTTCTTTTTCTCCCTACCTGTTGTGATGTCATCTAACAAGCCACATAAGGTTTCGTGAAATTCAGCCGCATCATCCATCGTTACTCCAGCTGGGATTAAGTTATCAGGATTTCCGGGATTTCCTTCTTCCGAGAAATACTCATACATGAAGTACAACATGTCATGTTCTCCACGGTGTACCCTTTTTAACTTTTCTAGCTCATCGATGTCAGCAAGTAGTGTATCCATATAATATTCTGTAGCCTCGCCAGTTTCGTACAACTCCTGTAATTTCTTTGCTCTTTCTGCTACAAGATTGATACGCTCCTGACGTTCTTGACGGGCTAACCATTTACCGTCTATATATGCCATGTAGCCCGCCCTCCTTTTACTCGCCTGTCAATTTTTTTAATTTCTGAAGCTGTTCTTCGATTTCTGCATTTGTACGAGTCGCATTTCCTAGATCACCCTCGATTACTTTCTTATCAGTCAGTAAACCGAATCGTTGCATATACAACTGCATGGCTTTTACACTCGGTTGCGGCCCTAAAATTAACTGCATTAACTTGCTGTACACCTGCTCGCGCTTCTCTGCAAGGAAACTGTCAGCCACTTCACTCTTGAATGCAATGAAGTCCTGGTTCTTAGTTCGCCACTCCCAAAGCGTTGTCCGATTTATGCCTAGCTCGTTGGCCATTTCGTCTTGGGTTCTTTTTTCCTCGTTGTTCGATTCCATCAATTCGTTTTCTACAAGCAGGTACGCCGCTTGAATTTGTTTAGCCGTAAGTTTCTGCTTTAATTCGTCTAACTTCGCCATCATTTCGCTCCCCTTTCTTCGTGAAATAGAAAAAGGCAACCGATTCAGTATCGATTGCCTTGAAATTCGTATATTTTGTATACACTCATGTACTATATCTTGCTTTTCTTTAATTAAAGTACTAATGAAATCTAAACCAAGCAAACCACTGACCTTGTTTATTTTTAGTTACAAAAATTTGTCTATGCGATGCATCATACGCTGGTAAATACTGCGGAAATAATACTTCTACGAACCAGGAGTTCTTTGCCACTGTTTCTCCGCAGTAATGTTTAGCCATCGCATAATAAGATTCGGGATGTGGTCCATTTGGAAGATATGCTATTGTCTCTATCTTCCAACCTTTATAATTCTCGCTTTTATAGACTTGAGGAATAATTGTATTCAGTGCTTCAATTAAGCCCTCATCAGAGCTTACATGTCCTACCCCTTGTAGCTTAGGGCATGTACCATTGTTAATTAAAAATGGTACATCTTCGTGCGTTAAAGCAAATGATTCTTGAGAATACATAGAAATCACTAATATGCTCAGCGAAATAATAACCTGTAAATATTTCATTTCATCACTCCTACATAGTTATCATTCGCTAGGCAAATCAATCCAATACCTCATTTTCACGATATGAATGTAAGCATTTTACGTATCTCTTGTATAGCCCCCCGAGTTTAAAAATTCTGGCGGAACGTTACGAGCGCCTGCCAGCCCCTCACCAGATTTGACCTCCCCCGGGGGATTAAAACAAAACCAAATGTTTAATAATCTAAAATACCTATTTTGAATAACGATGAATATTGTATTAATAATGACTGCCTATAACATTGGTTATGTAAACTACACAGAAGCGAAATCCATTGATATCAATGATTCTTTCTTTTTTCAATACGTAACCAATATACAATTATTATACATCGTTGTTATATCAACGTTTGTAACCCGTACACATTGCCTCAATCACTTGAATTAATGCATAAACTTCACCTTATTAACTAACTGAACATTAAATCATGACCCCCTGAGTTTCGAAGTACCTTCTTCTCCAGAAGAGAGCGACTGGTGAAATTACCCTATGGAGACAAGTCTTCCGTTGCCTATAGTTCATAATATGCAGCACAACTTCTCCTATTTCCTACCTACTATATACCCCACAATCAGTCCAATCCAACGGACATAAAAATAGCCATGATACCCTCATCACGGGCCTCATGGCTATGCGTATTATTTAGTACTGGAGTAGGACACAAATTCACCATCCTAACATAAATTGTACCTACTATGACCACATCTTGTCAAGCCTCGTACAACTTTTTTATTAAACTTCTTATGCCAACCATGTCACCGTTAATACTCATGTGTAATAAATCCACGGCTTGTCTACAGCGTGTGTAATATACTTTCGCAGTGATATTCATAGTTCGTAATGTATTCTTTCTAGGTATCTTGTACACATAACGAGCAAGCACTATATATTTCATGTTCTTCGGTAATTGTTTAATCGCTTGATCCAGCACAATCTTATTCAGTCGTCCATCGCTTTTCCCGTCCTGTGCACCAGGTCCAGTAAAGCTAGGTGGTGTATCAGGGAACCGATCACCTACAGCCAGTGATTCATAATTCTCCAGCCACAGTCGTATTGTCTTCTTTGAAACATAGCCATCAATTCTGGTCATCTCCGAACCTCCTGACTCAGAAAATCAAACCCCTAGAACAAAAACCTTAAACCATTAATAGTATTACATACTATATAACTATTAATAAATAATACTATATATAATATATAATTATTAGTTTTATATTTATATTATATATATAAGGTATATTTTTTTAAGGGGGGGTTCTTTTTTATTTTCTTTTTATTTTGTAAGTACTGTAGTGTATTAGACCCCCTCCTAAAACTTTTTCTTTTATATATTTTTATTTTCACTTAAAAGACTGTAATCTCGAAACACGTGCCACGCCGCTGTTGTCTCATAACCACGTAGCACTGACTTTCCAGCTAAGAGAAACCGTTCTTCAGTCACTTCCGTTATCAATCCTTCTCCAGCGTACACATTACCCTGTTCAGTTTCGATATCCAC